GTAGCCGTAGCCGGAGCCGTAGCCGTAGCCGTAGCCGGAGCCGTAGCCGTCGCCGTAGCCGGAGCCGTAGCCGTCGCCGTAGCCGTAGCCGGAGCCGTAGCCGTCGCCGTAGCCGTCGCCGTAGCCGGAGCCGTAGCCGGAGCCGTCGCCGTCGCCGTCGCCGGAGCCGTCGCCGGAGCCGTAGCCGGAGCCGGAGCCGGAGCCGTAGCCGTAGCCGTCGCCGTAGCCGTAGCCGGAGCCGGAGCCGGAGCCGGAGCCGGAGCCGTAGCCGGAGCCGGAGCCGGAGCCGGAGCCGGACAGTGTGTCGAGCTCGATCGGCGGTGCGCCGCGGATCACTTCGATCGGGTGCATGACGATCACCGGCCGAAGCCAGCGCTCTCCCACTTGTCGGCCGCGCCGGGCGTGCAGGCGACGATGCTGGTTACATCGAAAAGCGTGAGCTCGTGCGCGACCGGTCCGATCTTGCAGTCCTTGTCGGGCCCGATGTTCGCGAGGCCGATGAAGCCTTGCATTGCGGCCGACCAGTAGAGGCAGTTGCGTGCGTTCGTCAGCGCGATCTGTTTGTCGGTGCGCGCGAGCTCAGTGGGCGTCGCGTAGCCGAAGAACACGCCGCGATGCTCGGTGGTGACGACGACCGGGCGTCCGTTGCGCTCGCTCGTCTTCTTGTCGGAGTTGGTCTCGTTCTCTTTCTTCACGTGATTCGTCTTTCGTCTCGGTGTTTGTTGTTTCTTCGTCGGTGGACCCGGCTGGAGTCGAACCAGCAGCGGCGCTCTTTTAGGAATGGACGTACCGAGGAGGTGAGCGAGCGCCGCGTCCCTGTGCAGGCCCTTAGTCGGGTAGGCTCGGCTGATGAAGCGATTGGTCATCGCCGCGGCGCTCGCGGCGTGTGCACGTCCGCTCGAGCCGGGCGAGACGCAGTGCACGACGTCGAACGTTTACGGAACGGCCGTGACGAACTGCAAGACGGGCCAGGCAGAAGCTCCGCCGAAGCCGCGAGGTTGGTGGTGTACGAGTCGCGCTGGCTACGGCGTTTGCTTCCGCGAGCCCGGCGAGTGCGAGGCTGGGCGCGGCCGTTTCAGCGCCGGCATGCCGCCCGGCGATGGTTACGACGCATGCGCGTTTCAACAGACTTCGATCTGCGCTGCGACCTGCTTCGCGAATCCCGCATCGTGTGCGAGCTTCGAGCGAAACAACGGACGCGACGGATCGCAGTGCCGAGCGTTCGAGTAGGGACGCACCCGACCTCATGCCACCAGCTCCTCGACGGTCACGCCGGTGACCTTCGCGATCTTGACGAGCAGGTCGAGCTTCGGTTCGTGCTCGCCGGACTCGTACTCGTTGACCGAAGATCGTGACTTCCCGAGCTTCTTGGCGAGCTGGGCCTGTGAGAGCCCCGCCTTCTCCCGGGCTCGGACGATATTTTTTGCGAGACTCACGAAGCCAACTGTTCGATTATTTCGAACTGGGCGTCAAGTGGGGTGTTCGAACTACGCGGACAGATCTCGAACCAGGATGAGGCATGCCTCGTAACAAGGGCACCTCGTATGTGGTTGACGACGATTGGAGAAATCGCGTCGAGGTGCGTCTCGTAGAGAAGAAGTGGAACCGAGCAGATCTCGCCCGCGAATCTCGCGTCGGCCGATCCACGATCAGCGACTTGCTGAACGGCAAGACGAACGAGTGCGTCGGTCTGCCGTCGATCCACAAGGCGCTTGGCTGGGACCCGCCGCTTCCACCGATCCTGTCGAATGACGCGAGCGAGCTGTTCGGAATTTGGGACCGACTCGATGACGTCGAACGCGGCCGCCTACTCGAACGAGCTCGCGCGATCTACGAGCAGCAAATTGTTGCAGCCGCGCGCAAGACCGGAACGAATCGCTAGCGTCGTCGCGCCACTCCGGATCGTCTTCCCCGAGGGGTCAGATCGCGCTGCTATAAGTACTTCATTACGGCGTAGCCGAAGAGAGGCGATACCGAGTGAAGAACGACGCAGCCGCGACTGACCTGGTCTATCCCGCAACCAAGCGAGTGCATGGCAACGCCGAGAAGGCGGAGTGGGTCGCACTGATGTGCCTGATCGCAAACCGCGACCGGGATCTCTACCGAGAACTCCGCGCCGAAGCATGGGATTCGGTCGTGCGCTCGGGCTCGTGTTCGAAAGATTCGAACTGAGTCGTTGACGTTTGTCAGGGTGTTCGAGTATCTCGAACATATGGCGAACGAGAAATCAGGTGGGGACGAGTTCGACGTCGTCAGCGCGGTCATCCGCGCCGGACACAGCACCTTCGACGCGCAGCCGTTCGAGGAGATGCCATCGGTCACGCGACGCTGCCGGCGGATCTTCGCGTACCGCGGATCGAACCATGCTTGTCCGGTTAACACCACTACGACACACCGCTAGTGCCAGGATGCTCCCAATCACCATCATACAATTCGGCGTAGGTAGGCGACTCGGTATCGACGCTCAAACCCAAGAGCGAGCGGAACGAGTTAAAGGGGTAGAAGCGCCGATTGAATCGGAACGCGAACTCGTTCAGGTATGCCTGCAAATGCGCAGGAGAGACCCCGTGGTGCGTCCCGTTGAGCCACGACTTCAGGTTGGAGAAAACGAGATGGATGATTGGCAGGTAGTCCTCGGCGACTTCGGGCTCACCGCGCTCGGCAACCGCGAGATGCTGATACCCGAGCTTCGCCAATCCGGCGTACCCCTGATGCGCGTCAGTGACGACCATCTCGGTGAGGGTATCGACGTTGGCGGAAACGAAACCAGTGCACGACTTGGCTGTGCGATCGAGAATCACCGCAAGGCGAAGCCGTCCCGCATAGCGTCCGCCTCGCCGTGGCTTGCTCTTGCTATGGCGATAGTTCTCTTCGCTGTCGATCTTCTCGACTTTCCTTTGTTTCACTTCAACTGCGCCAATCACAATCGCTTGATCGGTGACGCCGCGACCCTTGCCGCGCGTGCGTCCGCCAACGTAGGTCTCGTCAACTTCGACGTGCGTACGCAAGCCGATCGGGCCGGACGTGCGGACCATGGCGGACCGGAGCTTGTGCAGGATCTGAAAGGCGGTCTCGTACCGGCTGAGACCGAGCTGGCGCTGCAACTGGACGGCACTCATGCCAGGTGTCAGCGAGCAGACGAGGTATGCCGCCCAAAACCACGTGGAGAGCGGTGTGTGAGTGCGCTCCATGACGGTGCCAGCGATCAGCGAGACGTCACGCTTGCAGCCCTTGCAGCGCAGGACGTAGATCCGCGACGGGCGGATGGGTGCGGCGGTAGTCTTGCAGTGAGGGCACTCGAATCCGTCGCGCCAGCGCACCGATTCCAGGTAGCGAGCGCACGCGAGATCGTCGGGAAACATCCGCTGAAACTCTGGCAGCGATTCGGGAAACTTGGCGGCGAAGTCCTCCACCTCAGTCCTCCTCGGGCCAGGGCCACGGGTCGCCCTTCGCGTACACGCGATCGATCAACACCCACAGGTCACGATCGTTCAGCGCGTTTGCGATCTCACACGCATCGCGGAGCACGATATCGGCCGAGACATACCACCACCATCCCGCGCCGCTCGACTCCAACAGCCGATGGAGCTTTCGACGCGTGGCCCGCTGGCCAGCGTGATAGGCGTAGTCGCCGCTCACCACGTCGCTCATTGCTTGGCCATGTGCGCAGGCGCCAGCGGGTAATCGCTGTCGGTGTCGAGATAGATACCGGCCTTGACGAGGTCGTCGTGGACGGCCTTGGACATCGCGCGATCGAAGGGGTGTCCGAGATTGGGGCCCGCAAACCAGCGCTTGTAGCCGTCGCCCGGGAAGGTGCCCTCGACGAGATAGGCGCCGTGCCGCTTGGCGATCTGCTCCATCTTTTTCGCGGCCTTACGCGTGGGCTTCTGACGCGACACGCCAAACATGTACTCGCTCATGGTCTTGATATCTCCTTGTGCCTATACACTAGCAACGGGTGCCGGTGGTGTCAAGCGGATAAGCATGGATCGAACGCTCCGCGCGCGTGCACGTTGCCGCCGGGTCACGCCGGATCGCACAGCGATCGGACGGGGCGCTAGACCATGGCACTCCGGAATGTGCAGGCGCCCGTACTCGTGTCCGCCGCAGAACCGATCACCGTCACCGTCGATATCGGCGACGCGCTCGGCGTCGGGCTCTCGATCCGCGCGCTGATCAACGCGGGTCGCATTCCGACCGGCTCGGTCGCACCGTTCGATCGTGTCGCCGAGCAGCTCGTCGCAGCAGCGCGCGCCGCGGCGGGGACGGTGGGCCGATGATCGCGCCGGATCCGCGTCCTGGCTACTACTACGTGTCCTGTGAGGACGGCGGTCGCCGCGCGCTCGTCGCCGGTCCGTACGTCGACCACGAAACAGCATTGGCCGACGTCGATCTCGTGAAGGCTGAGGCAGAGCAGCTCGACTCGCGCGCGATTTGGTACGCGTGGGGCACGGCGCGGTCGGAGGCCAACGTCGGGCCCGGCGCCCTCGCGTACGGAGGCCAGCGATGATCACCGCCGACACGATCACCGACAACCAGATCGTCGAGGCCACGGCATTCGATCCGCGCGTGCGCGAGAGCAACGTCGAACTGATCCAGCTCCGCGCGCGAGCGCTTCGCGGGCTTGGCCGCGGCGATGATGTGACCAGCGAGATGGCGCAGGCCGCTCGAGCCCGCTGCGCCGAGATCCTCAACGCGCGGAGGTCGACATGAGTCTCGCCGCCTACTACCTGCGCGCTCGCCGGCACGACGTCGAGCATCGGGCCGCGCTGCTCTACGCGCTCAATCGCTCGGCCGCCGCTTTGATCGCCAGCTTCGGAGGTCGCCCGTGAACGCGGGTGAGTGGCTGCTCGTGTCGTTGCTCGTGCTCTCGATGCTCGTGATCCACCACTACGAGCGGAGGTCGCGGTGATTCCGTTCCGACGTCGTCGGCGACGCGCGATAGCGCGCCCCCGATCCCCCCGCCTCGCGCCGTAGCGAGCTCGCCGGCGACGTCACCTATTCCCGAACCCTGTGGAGAACTCTGTGAACAACGACAACAAAGCACTTGCCACCGTCAACCCCGTCGCCGGCGAGCTCGCGCAGCTCGGCTCCATGTCCGTCCAGGCCGTCGTCGAGCGCAAGCGGAAGATCGGCGAGGTCATGGAAGCGGTGATGAAGGAGGGCGAGCACTACGGGACGATTCCTGGGTGTGGCGACAAGCCGTCGCTGTTCAAGGCCGGGGCAGAAGTCCTCGCGACTACGTTCGGCTTGGCACCTACGTTCAAGATCTCGCGCACGGATCTGCCGAACGGTCATCGCGAGTACGAGATCGTTTGCACGCTCCATCACATCGCGACCGGTGCGGTCGTTGGCGAAGGCGTCGGCGCGTGCTCGACGATGGAGAGCAAGTACCGCTGGCGCCGCGGCGAGCGGAAGTGCCCCGAGTGCGGCAAGGCCGCCATCATCAAAGGCAAGGAAGAGTATGGCGGCGGTTGGGTCTGCTTCACGCGTAAGGGCGGCTGCGGTTACAAGTGGCCCGATGGTGCGAAGGAGATCGAGGCGCAGGAGTCCGGGCGCGTCGAGAACCCGGATGTGGCCGACACCTACAACACGGTGCTGAAGATGGCGAAGAAGCGCGCGCAAGTCGACTGCACGCTCACCGCTGTCGGCGCGTCGGACCTGCTGACGCAGGATCTCGAGGATCTTCCCCCGCCCGCCGATCGGCGAGACGACCATATCGACGGTGGAGCGGCGGCACTGAAGGAAGCGGATCGACGCGCGGCCGCAAAGGGCAACGGCGGTCAATCGCAGTCGCGCGTGAAGGCGACGCCGAACAAGACGATCGTCGAGTCCGAGGTCGACCAGGGGTACGCGCCACCACGCGCTCTCAGCGGCGACGAGATCGAGGACCTGGTGGAGCAGCTCGCGCGGTGCGGCACGGAGAAAGCGCTCAACGAGCTCGCCGCTCGCAGCAAGCCACGCGTCGACATCTCCGGCAAGGAAGCGATCGCGCGCCTGCAGCGCGTTTACACCGAGCAGCTCGCTCAGATCCGCCAGGCCGATGCGACCGAACGCGGTGGCCGCGGTCGACGCGCATCGTAGTTCGCGGTCGACGCGTTCGTTTAGTGGCAGGACGGCCGACTTTCCATCGGCCAACGCGGGTTCGATTCCCGCACGCGTCACGATGGCAAGAGAACCATTTCCGTTGCAGTGGCCCGACGGCTGGCCGCGAACGCCAGCGCACGAACGCATCGACTCGCGATTTGGCAAAGGCATCTACAAGATCGGTCTGAGCATCGCGCGCGATGGGCTGCTGCTCGAGCTCGAGCGCTTGGGGGCGGCCAACATCGTGATTACGACAGACCTTCCGACTCGTCGCGATGGCTTGCCCTACGCCGATAGTCGCGCATCCGACGTCGGCGTTGCCGTCTGGTTCGCCATGCCGAACATCGTTACCGGGCGCGTCGACGAGCGCGTATTCGCCTGCGACAAGTGGCGAACGCATGCCGAGAACATGCGCGCGATCGCGCTCTCGATCGAAGCGATGCGCGGACTCGCGCGATGGGGTGCCGGCGACGTCGTGAACCGAGCGTTCACCGGCTTCGCCGCGCTGCCGCCTGGTAGCCCGAGCCCGGCACCACCACCGAAGAAGCGCCCCTGGTGGGAGGTCCTCGGTATCAACGCGGCCGTGCGCGCCGCGACGCCGAACGAGCTGCTCGCCGACATCGTGAAGATCCAGCACCGCAAGCTGATCAAGAACGCCCATCCCGACGCCGGCGGCTCGCACGAGCTCGCGGCGGAAATCAACGCCGCGCTGGCGGAGGCCGAGCGCGAACTAGGAGAACCATGACCGAAGCACCAGGAAACTACGCACAACTTCCCGTCGACAAGATCGTTCCGTCTCCCTATCAGTACCGCAAGACGTTCGGCGGCACCGAGGACAAGGAACTCGCCGACAGCATCCGCATCCACGGCGTGCTGCAGCCGATCCGCGTTCGGCCCAACGGCAAGCCCGGCACGTTCGAGCTCGTCTTCGGCGAGCGGCGCTGGCGCGCGGCCTGCGCGGCCGAGCTCGACCTCATTCCGGCGATCGTCGTCGACCTCACCGACGACCAGGTTATCGAGCAGCTGATCGTCGAGAACCTGCAGCGCAAGGATGTCCACCCGATCGAAGAGGGCGAGGGCTACTGGCAGCTGCTCAACAAGCACGGCTACACCGAAGAGCAGATCATCGCGAAGACCGGCCGGTCGAAGGCGTACATCTACGGACGCATCAAGCTCGCGAAGGACCTCGCGCCGGGCCCGCGCAAGGCCGTTCTCGAGGGTCGGTTGCCAATGGCACACGCCGAGCTGATCGCGCGCCTCGGCGACGCGAAGCTGCAGGAGCAGTGCACACGCATTGTGCTTGGCAAACTGGACCACAGAGACGACGACGAGATCGTCGACGATCTCGAGACCATCGGCATTCAGCACGAGCTCGTATCCGAGGACGGCAAGTGGGCGCGTCAACATCAGGATGCGCAGCTGCTCAGCTACCGCGCGACGAAGGCGCTGATCCGCCAGAAGTTCACGACGAAGCTGGCGCTCGCGAAGTTCAGTACGAGCGACGCAGGCCTCACGAGTGCAGGCGCCTGCACGTCGTGCCCGCATCGAAGCGGCAATCAGCCTCAACTCCCAGGTCTCGTCGAAGTGAAGGGCGACGACCTCTGTCTGCGCCCATCGTGCTACGAGGAGAAGAATCAAGCGGCATGGAAGAGGGCCGCCGCGTCCGCGAAGGAACGTGGGCTCGCCGTCGTCGACGACGCGAAGAAGGAGAAGGTCTTCGGTTACGACGGAGTGTCGATCACTAGCGACTCGCCGTATGTCGAGCTCGATGCGCAGCTTCCGTACGACCTGCAGAAGTCGCCCGGCTCGAAGGCGACCTGGAAGAAGCTGCTAGGCAAGCGTGCCGACGAGGTGCCGCGCGTGCTCGTGCAGGATGAGAGCGGCGCGCCGCGCGAGCTGCTCGACAAGGGCGCCGCGAAGAAGATCCTGCTCGACGAGGGCAAGATCGACAAGCCGGCGAAGCCAAAGGCCAGCAGTTCGTCGAACTCGAACTACGCCGACCGGAAGAAGGAGAACTCGAAGCGCGAGCTCCACATGGCGGCATTCACCCGCGTGCTCGAACAGATCGGCTCGGTGTCGAAGGCCGGCGACGACAGCGCCGACTACAAGAAGAACCTCGCGTGGCTTCGCTGGATCGGCCGTGCCGCGTCGCGGGTCGTGTGCGAAGCGGGAAGCGCCGCGACCAACGAGTATCTCGAGCAGCTCGACTGCTCCTTTCACGATGACTACGGCGACAAGATCTTCGTCGCGAAGACGCTAGGCGAGGTGCGTGCTCTCGTCGTGAAGATCCTCCTGGCAGAACACGCCGACGGCAAGATCAGCGGATTCCAGTCCAAGCACGACCACGACCTCTTTGACGAGGCACTCAAGCTCGGTGGTATCGACTGGGACAAGGCCGTCGACGCAGCGAAGGCCGCCGCCAAGGCCGAGGAGAAGGCGGACGCCGCGAAGGACGCCAAGAAGAAGGAGCCCGCTAAGCAAGCACCGGCGAAGAAGGCGAAGAAAGGCAAGGGCAAGTAATGGACGAGTCCGACGCCGGCGTCGAGCGCGCCAAGTACCTCGCGAACAAGGTCGTGCGCCTGCTGAACGGCGCGCATCCCGCCGAAGCGATGACTGCGCTGCAGCTCGTCGTGGCCTCGGTGCTCGAGCACACTGGCATCGACCCACAGCTGTTCATGCACCGCGTGTTGGTCTCGGTCGAGCGGATCCGCGCTGGTTCGCTTCCGACGAAGGAGCCAAGCAATGGGTAGCGAGCTCGTCCTCCATCGCGGCCTCAATAAGGGCAAGTGTCGTTCGTGCAAGGCCGACGTCGAGTGGGCCTACACGCTCGGCGGCAAGAAGGCACCGTTCGAGCCGGACGAAAAGGGCGAATACGTCCTCGAGAACGGAACCGCGCGGCACGTCGGTCCGCCGCCCCAGCAGCTCGAGCTCGGCGCTGGGCCTCAGCCGCAGCGCTACACGAACCACTTCGCGCGCTGCCCTGACGCGTCGAAGTGGCGAGGCGAGAAGTGAACGCGCGCCAGTTGATCGCGATCCGCACGCCGTGTGCGCGCGCTGACGAGGCCCTCGCGACCGAATTCTTCCGGGCCATGAAGATCGGCGCGCTCACGCTGTCGACGATCCTCACGGTAAACAAGTGACTCGACGCGTTCGCCGGCGTGCCCGTGTGGCACGCGAGTGTCTGCGTGCATAGTCGCTCGGGCCCGATCCCGTGGGTCTTTTGCGACGAGCGCACGCGCGAGCTGCTAAAGCGGTCCGCGCTCGCGCTGCTCGAAGGCGTCGGGACGGGTGACACGCGTCGCGAACGCGCGACGACGGTGCTGCACGCGCGCCGGCGTCTCGCCGATCACGAGCTCGCCCTGCTTACGGCTGAGTGGTGCGCGATCCCGCCGGTCGACGTCGCCGGCGGCGGAGTTCCCTGGTGACCAGTCGCCGGCGTCAGCGCATTGCGCGCGTCGAAGCGAAGCGGCCCCGCGAGCCGGTGACGGTCCTCCTCGAGACGAAGCCATCCGAGGACCCGACGTTGCTCGCTCGGTTCGATCGGTGGTTGCAACGGCTACTCACTCCCGGGCAAGGTCGGTGATCGATGCGTGCGGTTCTATACGCAAGAGTGAGCTCGGCGCTGCAGCGCGACCGCGACACGATCGCATCGCAGCTGCGCGTGCTGCCCGAGTTCATCGCGCGCATGGGCTGGACGCTGGTGCGCCCCGCCGACACGTACGTCGACGATGGCTTCTCCGCGAAGTCGGGCAAGCTCGCGCAGCGCGCCGGGCTTGCACTGCTGCTGCGCGACGCGGCCGCCGGCGTCTTCGATGTCGTCGTGGTGGTCGACCTCGATCGTCTGACGCGCGCGGAGGACCTCGCCGAGCGCGGCGCGATCCTCGGAGCGTTCCAGCGCGCCGGCGTCAAGATCGCGTCGGCCACGACCGGCCAGGTTCTCGACCTGTCGACATCGATCGGCGATCTGTTCAGCACGCTGCAGACCTTCTTCGCCGCTGAAGAGAACCGCAAACGCCGCGAGCGCACCGTGCAGGGGAAGATCACCGCGATTCAGCGCAGCCGAAAGCCGTCGGGCCCGACGCCGTACGGTCTCGCGTACGACCGCGCGACCGGCGCGTGGTCAGTCGATCCCGTGCGTGGTCCGATCGTGATCGAGATGTTCGAGCGCGTTGCCGCCGGCGAGAGCTGCTTCTCGATCGCGGACGACTTTCACCGTCGCGGCATTCCGCGGCCGCGTGGCACGTGGAGCCGGCATCGGGTGTGGGGCATCGTGCGATCACGACACGCCGTCGGCGAATGGACCGTCGACAAGAAGCGCAAGCTGACGATCACCGTGCCGCCGATCGTGACCGAGGAGCTGTGGCAGCGCGCGCAGGTCGCGTTGCTGCAGCACAAGAAGCGAGGTCTGCGCCGGACGAAGCACACGTACCTGCTCGAAGGCCTCGCGCGGTGCGGTGCGTGCGGATCGCCGATGCTCGTACGCTCCGCGACCGGCGCGATCAAGCCGTCGACTGGCGAGCGCTACCATCCAGCCGCATACGTGTGTCGCCGAAGGAAGCTCGAGCTGCGCGACGTAGAGCGCTGTGAGGCGACCATTATCACCGTGGCCGAGGCCGATGCGCGTGTATGGACCTCGCTGTCGCGCCTGATCCAAACACCTGCACTGATCGAAGCCGCACTCGACCAACGGCGCGCGCAGGCCGACGACCCGCACGACTGGAAGGCCGACGCGGCCGAGTACGCGAGGCGGATCGCGCTGCTTGATCGGTCCGAGTCGCTTCTGCTGCAGCGCCTCAGCCGCGGCACCGTCAGCGAGCGCGCTCTCGACCTCGAGCTCGACCGGCTCGGCCGCGAACGAGACTCGTTGCGCGAGCAGCTCAAGTTCGCCGAAGGCGCAGCGCTGCAGGCGACCACGCACCGCGCGCTCGTAGACGACGCGAAGGCGACGCTCGCGAAGATGGCCGGCGCACTGCCGAACGCGTCGCTCGAGGCCCGCCGCGAGCTCGTGGTGATGTTCCTACCACCGGGCTCGATCACTTTCCACGGACGCGAGATTCAGCTCCTGGCGGAGCCACCGGTAGCGGCAATGTCTCGCGTCGCGCCCGCCTGCGCGGTCTCTCTCGTGGACGCATCGTCTTGGGATGTGCACCACGAAAGCGATCGGTACGAGCCGCTGCGAATCCGCTTAGTTGCTTAGCTGTCGGACCCGTCTGCTAGCGTGATTTCGTATGAAGCTCGACGCAGTCCTCGAGCGCGTTGCTGCAGCCGATACGACAGCTGATCGCGACCAGCTCCGCCGCACCGTCCTCGATACCATCGCTGCGCTCGGCCTAGAGGTCGCGCGCAGCGGCGAGGTCTACAACCCAGCCGAGCCCGAGCGCCGCCAGTACCTGCCGCAGCAGCAGAACGTCGGCTGGTCCGGCGGCCGCAGCCGCTAGGCCCCAACCGCCTCGCAGGTTGCGGCGGTTCCTGCCGCCGCATAATGCTGCATTGACCTTTCGGGCAGCCGTCCTCAATGATGGAGCCGATGCGATCTGCGGCTTGGGTGGTGCTAGTCCTGGTGGTCGGCTGTGATGATGTCCGCACGGTAATGCCCGACGCACCGATCGACAGCGCACCTCTCATCGACGTGCCAACGGGGACGCCCGACTTCTTCGGCGAGGCCTGCGATCCGCCATCGACGCTCGGTGTCGAGGTCCAGTGCCGTCTCGAGCTGCCGTACCCCAAGGCCTACTGCACGCCTTTGGGAATCTGCAGGCCGTTTTGTGAATCGGTGAGCCTCGCCGGCGGTGGCTTCGGCAAGTGCACGAGCGTCGGTGGCGTCGAGAGGTTCGCTTTCGAGACGAGCGCCGCGCGCGTTTGCTACTGCGATCCACCCTAAGCCGCAGCGAGGTACGGCGTCGTCGCGAGCATCAGCTCGGGATCGACGGTGCCGTGCGGGTAGCGCCCGTGTTTGACGTCGTCGACGATGTCGCCCCAGTAGAGTTCGAAGTGCAGGTGGATCGCGTCGGGGTCCGGCGACGGGTTGTGAAACACGCGGCCGATGTCGTGCCCCAGCTCGAGCTCGTCGCCGACGACGTTGCCAGCGAGCATGTCGAGGTGGAAGAAGCCGGCGTTCCAGCCGCTCGGATGCGCAAGCCACACACGCTTGCCCGTCGCGGAGTCGCCGGCGATCACGATGCGGCCGGCGAACGGCGCGATCGACCACGTATTCTGAGGGATCCACCATCGTGCGGTGCGGCCGCCGTCGCCGATCTTCATCGGCTGATCGCCGGCCTTGTACGCGTAGAACAGATCGACGCCGTAGTGCTTTGGCCGATCGGGGTTGCGCACCTTGTGTCCGCTCGTGACGACCGGCTTGCGACCGTCCTGCAGGCAACGCAACGGGAAGCAGCGCTCGCGCGGGAACGGCCGCACCGGCCCGAGGTGGTCGGCGCTCGCGATCCGCATGAGGACTTCGCTCAAGGGCTTGAGGACCTCGGTCCACGTCTTCGAGCCGACGATGCCGTCGCTCACGAGGCCCCGCGCGACCTGGAACTGCCGCACCGCGAGCTCGGTCTTCGGGCCGAACTCGCCGTCGAGCTCGTCGGCGTAGAACCCGAGCGACTTGAGCACGGTCTGCAGCGTTCGCACGTCTTCGCTGTGCGAACCGAGCGCGAGGATCACGGGAACCTCTTCGCGAGCTCGGCGATCGCCGCGGCGTCGTTGCTCGCGATCGCCGCGTGCAGCGACTCGATCTGCAGCAGCACGCCCTGCGCGGAGAGGTTGCCGTCGAAGCCCTCGCGCAGGGCCGCGAGCACGCCGCGGATCGCAGCGAGTGCAGGCTCGGCCTTGTCGCCACCAACGTTCGTCAGCTTCTCGATGGTCTCGAGCGCGCCGATCGCGGCCTCAGCCATCTGCAGCATCGTGCGTGCGGTCATGGCACTTGCCCTCCGGTGAGTAGTGACAGCGCGAGGCGGAGCTGCTCGAACGCGCCGAGCGCGCTGGCCAGGCTCTTGTGGTCCTGCTCGAGCAGCGCCGCGGCCGCGATCGCGCGGTAGACCGCCTCGAACGCGTCGACGACGCCGGCGCGCTTCTCGCGGTAGGTCGTGAGCTCGGCGAGTGCAATCAGCTTCGACGGTGCGTCTCGCGCGATCTGCAGCTGATGCTCCTTGTCCCACTCGACGAAACCGGCTTGTGCGGTCGTCGCGGCGACGAAGGTCGTGCGCAGCGCCTTCTCGCGGGCGCTCGCACCACACGCGATCATCACGCCGACCATCGCGATCACGAGCAGCATCGGCACGCGCGCGAAGCCGCCTTCGCTCGTCGGTGGCTTCGCTTCGCCGCCCTTCGCCATGCCGCGGCTGACGTTGTAGCCGAGCGTCGACAGCACCATCATGATCACGCCGAGCACGCGCGCTAGCGTCGAACCGTCGGCGATCAGCCCGCTCGTGAGCAGCGCGCCGATCGTGTTTGCGAGCAGGGTCAGCCAGAATTCGGTCGTCTTGTAGCCAGGCTTCATGCTGCCCTCCATGGGCTGGGGAAGAAAAGAAACGACAGGCCCGCGATCGCGAGCGCCGCCGCAAGCAGGTTGACGAGCACAGTGCGGACGAGCTCGGCGATCACTCGCTCTTCTCCTCCGCCTCGAGCTGCGCCTTGTCGGCGAGTGCGAGCTCGAACGGCGTGTGGCACGTCGGGCACAGCGGATGCGTCAGCTCTTCGCGCCGTGGCGGGGTGAATTGCGAGTGGATCTTGGAACCGCACGCCGTCGCCGACAGGTCCGGCAACCGCCGGTGCCACGCGCCTTCGTGCATTACTTGCATCGTCAGCTCCTTCGTAGGTACGCGCGGCCGCGCGATGGAGAAGTGCTCGACGTCGACGACCTTGTGCTCGCCACTGTCGAACATCAGCGGTCTCCATCATTGCGAGTGCGCGGCCGGTGGTGCGAGTACTCGCCGACCGGTACGCCGCGCGGCGACGTCTGCACTCGAACGCCCTCGACCGGTGTCAGCTCGAGCGCGGTATCGATGCGCGTCTTGATTGCTACGAGGTCTTGTTGAACCTCGTTGTGGTACTCGACGTCGACCTTCGTGTGCGCGTCGAGCTTGTCGCCGAGCTTGTCGATCGCCGCGGTGACCTTCGCGACGAGGTTGTCGATCGCCGCGATCATGCGCAGGCCGACGCGGTAGAGGATCCAGCCGATGATGCCGGCGAAGATGCCGGCGAGACCGTACTGTGCAAGCAGCTTCCAGATGTTGAGGTCGTCCATCGGTTACTCCTTGTGCGCCATCGAGGCCGTCTTGACGATCCCGCGAAGCATCAGTTCCCCCAGCACGTATAAGAGAAGTCGTTGCAGTTCTGCGCGACGCCAGCCATGTCGAAGCAGCTAAAGACCGGCGCCGACGCTGACCGTGTCACTGTGATCACTTGCGCAGCTCCGTTGCCGGTCGCGGTGCACCACGATCGGTTCGTGAACGGTGTCGAATACGTCAGGGTCGTGGTGGTCGCGCCGACGCTGGTGACGTCGCCGCGCTGATTCCTAGATCCCGTACCGAGGGACCCGGCGCTGAGGGTCGGCGCCCCTCCTGAATTGTTGCCGTAAAAGTTGCGCCAGTTCTCCTCGTAGCGATTGCTGTTTGAGTTGTACCGAAAGCCGATGCAATAGAGCTCTACGAATCCAACGCCGAGAACGGCGTCCTCGCCGTCCGCGAGCTTGAAGCGGTTCGCGGCTACGCTTCCCGTGTTGTTGTGCAACAGCTTTAGCGGCCCGGGTCCGTGATTGCACAGAGTCTTGAGCTCACCATTTAGGGGGCCGGCGATTCCTGTCAGCGTCGCAAGGCTGCTCGTCGTGGTCTCGACGGCAACGAACATCTGAGTGTGGATGTCAGTCGGGTTCCAGTCATTGGTGGTCGAGCCCGACGTCAGAGCCGCCGGAACGATTCGATCGATCCATTGCGGCTGCCTGATCAGCGCGCCTCCGTTGGCCGAAAGTCCATGATCGAATGTAGGAGCCGTCGAATTCGTGAACGTGACGACGCCTGCCGCATTAATCGCTCGGGAAGCCCCGAGTAGCAGCGTGGCCCCGTCGTCGGCTGTCGAACAACTCGCAGTCAGTGTGCCGGTGCCGTCTGCCCATGTCGGAAAGCAAGTTGGGATAGGCCCACCGCTCGATCGAACGCCGAAGGCTTCGCCCGTCCACGAGACGATTCGCCAGAGGCTATCCGTAGCGTCGTAGCGAACGAGCACGGACCCATTGCTCGCGATCGAGAGCGCCATCGCGCGCGGGGTGAGAAACCGATTCGCGGACGTCGATCCTGAATCGATATAGTTGAACGTGAGGTTGCCGGAGCCGACGTTGTGGATGATGTGGACCTCGTCGTGCCCGGACGCCGGCGCGACCAGGCCTCCAAGGGCCGAGTTGCTTGCGTGCGCGGTGAGGCGATAGACGAGGTTGCGAGTGCCTGGGTCGTAGTTTTGAGTTGTGCCGCTCGCGAGCGCGCTCGGAGTCGTAACGGAGCCCAGTTCGATGGGGCCGTCCAATGTCGTCGAGCCCGTTACCGCGATCTGCCCAGCCCGCAGATCCTCGATCTCCGTCGGCGTGAAGATATTGACGTCATCGTGTGCGATCGCCGTAGCCACAAACGCGGTTACCGCCGCGACAATCACCGTCAGACCAAGACGTGCACGAAGAGGCTGGGTAACGGAGCGAAACAACATTGCGGTCTCCTATGTGAGGTCTTCGACGGTGATGAGAAGCTTGTCGCCGGTCGCCACCGGCGCCCCCGCCTTCACCTGGATCTGTGTTGTCGTGAAGCCGGCGATCGGCGCCCAGTACTCGCGGTGATTGCCGCTGACCGTGCCGCCGTCTTCGATGTGCACCGTGTAGCTCGTGCTCGAGCGTGTCGCTGGCAGCGCGACGTTGAACGTCGAGAGGCCATTCTCCGAGCCAGTCACGGTGAACAGGAAGCGCTGAACCGGCGAGCTCGGTCCGTCGGTGGTCGGCATGTGTGACATCAGCCCGCGCTCCTCTCTTGCGACGGCGTCGGCTGCTCGCGCGACACCGAGCCGAACTGCGGCGACGCGGTCGGAGCTTGCGTGCCGCCTTCGCTGCCCTCCTCGGCTTCGAACTGGCCCTGCAGCATCGCGAGCACGCGCGGATCCATCGCCGGATCAACCGGGATGTCGGAGAAGATCGAGAGCGCGAGCCGGCGCTGGTACGGAAGCTTCTGCAGCTCGCCGAGCTGCTCCATGATCTGGCGCTGCACGTCGGCGTAGAGCTCGGGGTAGACCGTCTTCATGGTCTCCGCGTCTTCGGGCGTGACTTGTCCCGACGCGAGTCGATCGATCACGCCGTACGGATCTTCGACGGCCGCGGCGTAACGAGCCCAGCCGCGCATCAGCATGTCGGCCGGCTGCCACTTCGACCCGAGCGACATGCCGGGCAGGTCGGGCATCTTTGGCAGTTTGCCGGCGAGGAACGCGTAGCCGTCAGCCTTGTTCGTCTCGACGCGATCCGCGAGCAGAGGGCTGACTGCGTGAAGCGGAGCGAGCTGCGCGGCGAGCTGCGCGCGCTTCTCCGGTCGCATCTGCGGCTTGCCGTCCGGGCCCGGCGCGGTCAGCGCGCGGATCTCCGCCGAGCGCGCGTTGTAGAGGTCAGCGAGCTCCGCCGGCTTCTTGCTCTTCTTCTCGCGCTCGTTGCCGAACGCGTAGCGCACGCCCGACAGCACCTTCGTCGCAACGACCGGCGCCACTGGCGCGACCTTCTCTCCGACGTTCAGGAACGTCTGCACACCCTTCGATGCGCGTTCCGCGGCCGCGGCCGAGCTCGCGCCGAGCTTGCGAAGGATCGGCGCCGCGACTCGAGCGACGCCGGCGACGGCACCGAGGCCCGGCAGACCGGCGACCATGCCGAGCCCGTAGCCCATCGCCGCATCTCCGAGCGCGTCCATCGCGCCCGCACTCTTCGCCGCGGCCGGGCCCATCGCCATGTGGTCCGCGATCGCCTCGAGTCGCGCCGACGTCGGCTTGCTCGAGACCTCCGCGATCTTCGCCTGCAGCGCGCGGTTCTTCTCGAGAGCAACCGACGCGTAGTCGAGCGCGGTCGCGCGAGTGCCGCTCGTGTCGCCGGCGAACTTCGTGCGCAGCGCGTCGCCGTGCTTGTTGACCAGGTCGTCGAGCGCGGCCTCCTGCTTGCGCAGTGCGGACAGCGTCGACTTCGGGTTCTCCGCGAGCGCCTTCGGGTCGTCGAGGATGTTGTCGAGCTGGCGGTCGGCCTTGAGCGTGCGCTTGCCGATCGCGCGAATCTCGGCCTCTTCCGCGTCCTTCGTCGCGAGCCAGAGCTTGTTCTGCTTCATCTCGCCGCGCAGCGACTTGATCTCGTCCGCGAGCTCGGCGCGCTTCGGAACACGCGCAGCCTCGATCGCCTCGAGCTCGAGCTTCTGAGCGGTGCGCAGGCCCTTGCGGTCGAGCGTCGCGAGGTCGGCGCCGGCGTCGACGGTTGTGTCGAGCCCCTTCGCCGCGATCTCGTCGAGCTTCTCCTTCGCACGCGACAATCCCTTGCCGAGGCCCTTGCCGGCGACTCCGATCGCGCCGCCCGTGGCTGCGCCGAACAGCGCGTTCGTCCCGATTACTGACGCGACGCGCTCCATCGAGAGCGGGTCGTCGGACAGCGCGAGCTGGCTGACACCGGCGCCGGCGCCGAAGAGGGCGCCCTCGGTTCCCGCCTTGACGCCAGCGCCGGCGAGCTGCGCGAGCGTGCCGCCCTCCTCGAGCCCGCGCGCGGCCGCGCCGCCGAGCTTGCCCGCTGCGGACGCGGCGCCGAATGGATCGGCGATCGCGCCGATCGCGCCGCCGACGATCGTTGCGCCCGGGTTATCGCGGCGCACCTTCTCGTGGTACTCGCGCTCCGCGCGCGTACCGAGCTGGTCGATGAGGACGTCGGACGCGCCGAACGTCGCCGTCGACAGGCCCTCGCCGATCGCCGCGTTCGCCTGCGCACCGAGCGACGTGTCCGGGCCCGGCGTCGTCTCGAACGTTGAAGCCTCGCCGGCGGACAGCGGCTTCCAGCCGCGCGCGATCGCGGCGTCGACCTGCTCGTCGGGAACGTCGACCGGCGCCGCGTCGACACCGGGTGGCCGCAGGCGCACGCTCATTGCCCACCTCGCATCCACGGCGGCAGCTTCGATTCGTCGATCGCGTTGATCTGCTGAATCGCGGCGCGCTTCTCGGGCGGCAGTTTGGCGAGCACCTGATCGAACAGGTCGGGCGCTTCGATGCGCACGCGGTTGAGAACGCCGAAGGACACCGCTTCGCGATCGCTGCTCGCGGCATCGGCCAGACGCTGCAGCGCGTTCGCCGCATCCTTGCCGCCGCTCTGCGCGGCCTTGATCGCCTCGAGCACACGCTTGTCGTCGTCAGGCGCGAGGCCCGTCGGGCCCGACTTCGCAGCGTTCTCGGCGGCCGCCGCGGCTTCCTCATTGGAGACGCCGTAGAACGTCTTCTGGATCGCCTCGCCCGCTTTGCCGCGCTTCGCGCTCTCGCCCTGCTCGATAGACGTCTTGCCCTGAATCAGCGGCCGCGACTCGGGCAGGTCGGCGAGCTCGGGCGGCTCGTACCGCTGCAGCGTGCGTCCCTTCGGCATGACCGCTTCGGCGCGAACCTTCGCGTTGAGCTGCTCGACGATGTTCGAGCGCGCGTTGCGCAGTCCCGGCAGCACCGAGTCACGCCACTCGCTCGGATCCGCAGTGCCGATCGACTTGTTGATCAGGTCCATGTCGGGCCCGGCCAGTACGCCGAGCTCGTCGGTGTTCTTCTTCTCGAGCTGCAGCGACGCCATGTCGCCGGCGAGCTGGCGCTTGACCGGGCCGTTGACCCAGTCGCTCTCCCAGCCGCTCTTCGTGCGCGCCGCGATGATCTTGTCGATCAGCCGGACCGCGTTGTCGGCCGAGCCCTTCGACTTGGCGAGCTTGCCCGCGAACTCCGGCGTGCGGAACTTCACCGGGTTGCCCTGGTCGTCGACGATCTCGCCGACCGCGAGCTCGCGGTTGCGCTCCTCGGCCGCGGTCTCTTGCGTGACCTTCGTGACCTGGCCGCCCTTCTGCTTCGCCTCGAGCCACTTGTCGTACTGCTTCGGGTTCATCGGGATCGGCGGCACGAGCGCGGGATCGGTGACGCCATAAAGCTGCCCGAGCTGCTCGGGCGTGTACGTCGTGCCGGCCTCTGCGGTCGCCTTCTTGTCCTCGGTCTTCGCGCGCAGCAGATCCGCGTACGCTCGCGTCGCGTCGGTCTTCTCGCCGGCGACGTTGTGACGTTGCGTCTCCTGCAGCTGCGCGATCTCGCGCTGCTCCTTGAGCGCGTTCTCGATCTGCTTCTGTTGGGTGGCCAAGTACTTCGCCGCGTGCTCGGCGCGCTTCGCCTTCGCCTGATTGATCGTGTCCATCACGCGCAGCGCCGTCGTGCCGCGCGGATCGAACTGCTGCACCTCAGACTCGAGGCGGCCGATCACGCCGTCCCACGCCGCGAGACGTGTTGCTTCTTCGGCTTTGTAGAGGTCGCCGGCGCGGGCGACGTTCTCGCCGAGCGCGCCGCGTTGGTGGTTCACCTCGGCCAGCTTCGTGCGCTGCATCGCGGCCGCCTGGTCGACGAGACCGCTCACGGCCTGAAGTCCCACGTTTCCGTGGGGCGCAAAGCCACCGATGATGGAAGCGATGACGCCGAGCACCTTGCGCCACGTCGGGATCGCATCGAGCGGATCCTGCGACGCGATGGTCTTCGCATCCGCGTCGAGCTCGGCTGCTTTCTGGTGCGCAAGCTTCACCGAATCGGCGTAGTCCTGCGCGTTCTGCTCGGCGCGCTCGCGCGTCTTCGCGCTCTCCTCGAGGAGGCGCGTCGCCTGGAAGTTCTGCTTCGCGCCTTCGATCTTGCCGCGGATCATTTCCTGCTGTTCGAACGGCAGCGTCGTGAGCTTCTGGCCGTACTCGTCGCCCGTCATGTAGTCGTCGGGCAACTCGGGCTTGCCGGACGTCTGGCCGGGCCCGACGTAGTCGCCGGCCTTCGGTGTCGGGCCGACGCCACTGATCGCGTCGACGTCGAGTTGTGGCGTCGTCGAGTCCGACGAGAGCGTAGGCGCGACCGCTTCGACTGTTTCGGTCGTCAGCGCCGGCGGGAACGCACTGCGCGGCACCTCCTCAGCGACAGGAGCGCCCGGCAGCGCGATCCGCGCCTTGTCGTCGCGTGACGGTGGGGGCGGAGGCGGTGGAGGAGGCGACGGCAACACCGTCGGCGTCTCCGGCCCGATCGGGTTCACCTCGAACGGTGCAGGCGCCTGCACGTCGCCCATCGCCGCGCGATAGCGCGCGTCGAAGTCGTCGTCCCAGAGGCCAATCGGCGCAGGCCCGTAGGGATCGTATGGATCGTTCAACGCCACGCCTACTTCCCCTTGCCCTCGATCTTCGCGACGCGCTTCGCGAGCGCTGCGAGCATTGCGGTGTTCGCCCCGGCGAGCTTGCCGCCATCCACCGCCTTGCCGATCGGCGTCTCGACGACCGTGTGCTTGAGACCGGCGCGCTCGAGGTCCTGCGCCATGATCCCGACCTGCTTGCCCTTGCCGTGCTTCTCGTCGCGGTACTTGTACGCGAACGCGCGCAGGCCCTTCAGCGCCGCGTTCGCGTCGTCGTCACCGTCTTTGATCTCTGTCTTGAGGCGCTTGTCGGACATCATCGCCAGCGCTCCGATTCCGGCAGATACAGCGCCGCCGTACTTGTCCATCCAGGTGCCCTCGGGCTTGCCACCGCCGTAGGCGTTGACCGCGTTCTGTCGCGAGCCGAGCGCCGCCTGCAGGTCCTGCCCGCGCGCCCCGAGGATCGCGTCGTTCCATGCTTTCTGCGCAGCCTGGCGCTCGGCGATGCCGGCCATCGCTTGCTGACCGGAAAGACCGGAGCCCATCTTTCCCATCTGGATCGCAGCCGTCCGCGCAGCCGCCGGCTGGTTCGACGGCGACGCTGATGCTGCGTACGAACGTTGCGCGGCAGTGTTCTGCAGAAGGCCCTGACGGAGCTGCTCGCGCGACACCGACTCTTCGCCGGTCGCGAGGCGCCGCAGGTAGTCGCGCGCTTGCTTCGACTCTTCGGTCATTGCGCCGTAGTTGCCCTCGCCGACGCCGGCGAAACCCGACGCGGCCGCGCCTTGCTGCTCCAGCATTTCGCGCTGGCGCTTCGCGGACTCCGACTCGGCACCCATGAAGCCGAAGTCCTTCGCTGCGCTGCTCTTGACCTGGCCCGGCCACGTGAACGGGTTCAGGTCGCTCCATTCGAGTCCATCGCCGAATCCCATCGTCGTCTCCTATTGCTTCTGCAGCGCCGGTAGCCGCGGCGCCTCCGGCTTGATGCCGAGGCGGAAAGAGAGTCCAGTCAGACGCAGCGCTTCGCCGGTCGGTGCGCCGACGCCGCTCGCGTTGACCGCGGTGAGGCGGATCTTGATCGCCGACATCTTCTGTTCAGAGGGCCCGTGTTCGAGCTGCTCGGGACCGCCGACAGTCGTCGGCGACGGCGTCCACGCTGTGTCGTCGATGAACGTGTCGTCGTAGTCCATCGCGACACGAACGCGAAGCTTGTGCGCGGAGCGGTACTCGCCGAGCGTCTGGAACCACCGCACGCGACCGTAGCCGGCGAGGTCGTTCAGCTTGATCCAGCCGGTCTCGAGGTCGAGGCCGTAGTCGAGATCGGTGTACTCGGTGAGCTGCGTGCGCGGCCCGGTGTCCGTCAGCACGACGTGCCGACTGTTCCACACGCACGAGTGCACGCCGTCGTCGACCGACCACTGCGCCCACTGCCCAACGTTCGTGTCGAACATCAGCATGCACGCCGGCGAGACCGTATCGTTCACGACGATCGGCGGCGGGATGATTCCCGACGAGAACACGCCGCCACCTCCGATGGCCACCGGATCGAACGCGGACGAGACGAGGAAACGCACCTGGTGCTGCGCTTTCATCACGTCGGCTGCGAGCACGGCGTGACCGTCGAAGTCCTTCACCTTGTCGCCGATGTACCGGATCGATTGGCCGTTCGTGATCTGCCAGCCCTTCCACGACTTGAAGATCACGCCGTTCTCGGTGACCGCGATCGACTCCTGGTTCAACGCGCCGACCTCGCCCTGGATGCGCTCGGCCTGGTAGTTGAAGCCGCCACCGGTGTTGTCGAGGCCCTCGCCGTCGATGCGGTACACGGCGCGCTCGCGGAACACGAACAGCGTCTTGTTCAGAAGCGCGAGCCCGGTGATCGGGCCACCAGCGGCTGGGATCGGGATCGAGAGCGCATCGTTGAACGACGCGACCTCGTTCGGGCCGCGTTGCTTCGAGTACATGACGAGGTCGGGCTGGCCGGCGATCGCCGCGATGAAAACGCGAGTGTCGGTCGCCTCGACGAGCTGGCACGGCGGCGGCGCTACGCCCTCGAGCGTGTCACCGGGCTCGGGGTCGCCGGCGGCCGCGGCGAGCGTTGCCTCGGGGTAGCTGTCCGTGAACGCCGCGGCCGTCGTGCCAGGTACGTTCTCGATGTAGCGATTGTCACCCGTCGTGGCTGAAGGATCGACGCCAGTGACGAGCTTGAAGTCCGCACCCGGCGGTGCGTTGACGGCGGTACGCCAGAACTCGATCGCGATGTTCGAGCGCGGGTCGCGCTTGAGCGTGTGATCGAAATGGTCGAACGTGATGTCGACCTCCTTGCTCGCGATCTGCGTGATGCCCTTGAACGTCGCCGTCGTCGATCGATCGACCTCGCCGGCCGCGTTCTGCCAGCGCAGCGTGCTCTTGTACGAGTAGCCGCCGGCGACCATCGTGCCGGCGCCACCGTCCGCGACCGTGAACGCGAACGGGAACTGCAGGAAACCGACCTCGGCCAGGCCGACGCCGTCGTACTGCAGCAGGCCGAGCCCGCTGGCGATGTACATCGTGCCGCCCGACCGAGCTGCTCGTCGAGCTCGGTTCGAGTCGAACTCGATCATGATGTCGACCGGGTTGCGATCTGCGTACGCCGGGAACGAGTGCGCGTCCGTCGAGATGAGGCGCATCTCGGTGCCGCACCATGCGTAGCGATTCGTGTCGGTCGACGCGACGCCCGGCAAGTAACCGGCACCTGGTCGGCCGCCCGCACGCATCCACGCGGCCTTCGCGAACGGCATGCCGTCGTCGCGGTAAAGCAGGTAGCAGTTCTGCAACGCCGCGGTGAAGAGCGCGTTGCCCGAGGTATCGGTCGCGCTCGAGGTCGAGTCCGTCGCGTACCAGACGTAGACCTCGCTGTCGTGCATGAACGCGCGCGAGGCGAGCGTCGCGTAGTGCGTCGACGCCGTTGTGCCGACAGCGGCCGCGCTCGAGATCGTGTTGCGAAAGACCGACGAGAACGTCGCGCCGAGGTCGTCCCAAAACACCGCGGCCTGCGAGCTCGTCTGCCACGCAGCGGTGAGGTTGAGCAGCGGGAAGCCCGTCGTGCCGATCGTCGTGTTGACGGTTCCGTCGGCGAGCCCGGACGTCAGCAGGTCGCCCTTGATGTCGGTCGTGTTGTTGCGAACGACGAGCGCGATCGGAGCGCTGCTCTCCCACGCGACCGAGATCGGGCCGGTGCACGCGCGCGCCTTCGTCGTCGACGACGACACCGCCGGCGCCGACGTGACGAACGCGACCTGATAGCTCGTGGTGACGGTGCGGCGCATCGCGACGACGGCCTTGTCGAGGCCGGGGCACGCGACGGCGTCGTAGTTGGCGTTGAAGTTGGTCGCGAGAACTGTCGTTGACGCGCCGGCGAGCGCTGCGCCCGGATCCGCGGGATCGAGCGCATAGACGAGCAGGTTGCCGAGGCCGTCGGAGAAGAACAGCAGGATCTTCGACTCAAGCGCGACCAGGCGCGGCGTGACCGCATTGCCGGGAAGCGCCGTGGGCGACAGCACGATCGCGCCGGTGTCCTTGTCGCGCGCGGCGACGTACGTCTTGTTGCCACCGGTCTTCGAGACCGTCCACGCGGTGACGATCACGCCGTCGAGCTCGGCGCGGTCGCACGTGATCTGTTCGTCGGTCGTCTGGAAGACCGGCACCTGGTCGACGGCGATCGCGAGATGCTCGTCGCGCAGGTGCCACTTGTCGTCCTGCGCGTTCTGGCTGTAGAGCCACCGGTTCGCGAAGAGCACGCGCTCGTCGCCGTTGGCGAAGACGCGACGCATGCCGCTGCCGAGGATCGTGCTGCCGTCGAAGAGCTCGTCCTCGATCTCGCCGAACGGATAGCGCGTCTGCACACCGCCGACCTTGTCGAACTGGGCGTCGAGCAGCTCGTCGAGATCGGGCGGCTCGATCGAGCGCGGGTCGGCACTCTGATTGAGGCCCGCGACGAGGCGCATCGTCCACGTCTGCCAGCTGAGACCGACGAAGCTCACACCAGCACCACGTCGAGCACGGCATCGCCGCCGCTCGCCCGGAGGACGGCGAACTTGTCCGGGTTGAAGTTACTGTCGCGAACCTCCTCGATCAGCGCCGCACCTTGCGGCGGCGACCAGAAGACGCGCGCCCGACGGCCGAACATGTGCGAGATCGGCGTTGCCACGCCATCGGCGAGCGCGACGTCGGTAACGAGCTTGCCGAACGCGAGCGGCTGGCGTTGCAGCTCGCGAACGGCGTCGACGACGGTGCGAAGGAAGCGCCACAGCTCCTCGGGCTTCGTGCGCTCGTCGATCGGCGTGCTGGGCAGCGTGATCACCGTGGCCACCACTCCCCGTCGCGCAGGTAGGGCGGCCGGCCTTCGACCGGCGTGCGGCGCGGCTCGTTGAAGGCCTTCAGCGCGGCCCACTCCATCAGCTTCTTCTCGTAGCGATCGCGCTCGGCGAGTGCAAGCTGCGCGTTGCCCTCGAGCTCGCCGTGCGCCTTCACCGCGACGCCCCAAATCAGGAACGCGGCGCCGTCCGCCGTAACGACGTCGACGACCTCGCCGTCGGCATAGGCCGACAGGTCCGTCGCCTGCGGGATGTAATAGAGCTTGTACGTGCCGCTCGACGGCTTCGGGTACAGGAAGATCTGATCGTCGATGTGCGAGAACGCGAGCGCGTCGCCCGTGCGTCCCTTGTACATCCACTCCTCCTGCGCCATCAGCTCCTCGAGCGGCCACTCGCGACCATCGGGCAGCACGCGCGAAAGCCACACGCTGCCGAGGTGGTCGTCGGGCTCGTCGTAGGAGTCGGCGCCGGTTGCCGTGATCGTCGTCGACGTCTCGAAGTACCGGTAGCCGGTGCCCGAGACGACGCCCCACAGGTCTCCGTACTGCTCGCTGATCAGCGCCTTGAAGTCATCGTCCGTACGAGCCTGGTTCCTCTTCATGTCGACTCGCCGTCGACACCGGAGAACGAACTCGCCCATTGTCAGACGATGCGGCATCGCGCTCCTACTGCGCGACCGCGCTCGCTGCGAACACGAGCGTCACGTCGAGGTACTGCAGCGCCGCGAGGTCGGCTGCAGCGAACGACGAGTTCCACACGGACATCTCGAGGTAGCCGAGCGCCGAGCTCGTCGGCGCGACGAAAACGCCGCGCGTCAGCGTGTAGCCCTTCACGGCGCTCGGCGTGTCGGCGCCGAAGGCGTAGCCGCCGATCTTGACGAACGCGCCGGGGTGCTCGGCGAAGGTGGCGCGATAGACGCCGCTCGCCGTGCGCGTGAAGGTGATGCCCTGCCCGTATCGCTTCGTCGGATTCGCGGCGCCGGTGCCCGTGAAGCTGCACTCGTACTCGCGCTTCTCCGCGAGCGAGGTCTTGTCATCATAGAATTGCATGTCGTGCTCCTGTGGGAAGGGGAGAGCGACTCGCGCCGCCCTCCCCGGTTGATCGGCGCGCGACTAGCGCTCCCAGTGACCCATCTGCACCTTGTAGACGCCGGCCGCGGACTGCGACGGCGCGTACAGGTGGAGCAGGAACTTGTCGTTCGGGCCGAGGATCACCGGCGGCATCGGGATGATGTGGTGCGTCGTCGCCGTCGCCACGACGTTCGCTTCCGCGAGCGCCGATGGACCGAAGACGAAGAGGTACTTGTCACCCGTGAGCGCGATCGCAGGACGGAACACGCCGGAGCCCATCTTGCGCTGGGCCGAGGTCGGCGCGGTCGCCACGTACGGACCGCAGTCGATCACCGACGCATTCGTCGTCGTCGACTGCATGTTCGGGTTCACCGTGCCGAGCCGCACGAGCGTGCCCGAGCTGTAGCGCACGCCGTTGTCGCACTCGGCCGCCCAGTTGTCGGACGTGCCGCTCGCGCCTGCCGTGATCACAGAGATCTGGATCCAGTGCAGGTACGTGCGCTTCTTCGAGCCCGCGACGTCATTGTTCGACACGACGAGGAACGGCTTCGTGTAGAGGTCCGCGAGCACGGGCGCCGCGTGACCGGCGACCGTCGTCGCCGCATCGATCGTCGGATGCTGCGAATAGAAGTACGTGCCCTCATCGGCGAGCGCGTGCATCAAGCTGCCGATGAGGCTGATGTGCGACGCATCGCCGTAGAGCGACGCCGAGCGCGGCGGAACGCGGAGGTTGTCGCCGGGAATCGGAGCCGGCAGTGCTCGTGAACCAAGGAGGTCGGTATCGGTCGCCATTGTCTTTCTCTCTTCGGGGAGCTCGTCCCCGTGTGTGCTGTTGGGAAGTGGTTGGTGGGTTGTAGTTTGTGCGGGCTAGGTGGCCGGGCGACCGACGCCGTGCGACGCGGTGTCGTACTGGACGTAGTTGCCGATGAAGCGCGCGCGCGTCTCGAGACCGTCGGTCGTCGACGTGCGCAAGTTCGGGCGGCCGTCGTCGCGGATGAAGTGGACGAAGTTCTCGTCGAGGTGCTTCAGCGCGTGCGTCGCCGGGTTGAAGATGCGGAGCAGGTCGTAGACCGCGTCCGGATCCGACATCACCTGCAGCGTGCCGCCGGCGGTGATGATGGTGATGTACTGGAACCCGACGTCAGCGGTGCGGCCGGGCATGAACTCGACCTTCGCGCCCAGGCGCTTCACCATCGCCTGGAACACCGTCGGGAACACGACGCACTTCGAGGCGCCCTTGCCGATGATCGACACCTCGACGGCGAGGTCGCCGGCGAGCTCCTCGGGGTACTGGTTCGTGTTGTCGATGCGCGAGCCAGCGAGGGCTTCTGCGTCGACCGAACGATCGATGCCGCGGAACGAGTCGCCGGCGGTCGGAACCGCGAGCGGTGTCGAGACACCGAAGCCCTCGATACCGGTGGCGTTGCCGCCCTTGCGGAAGAGGTAGTCGTTGTCCGAGAAGCCGCTGATCTGCGACGCGTCGTTGAGCGTGATCGTGCCGTTCGTGCGGTTGAGGCCGTCGACCTTCGTCGAGCCCGACCGCGGTGACGCGCCGGTGATGTTCGTCGACGCGATCACCGTCATGCCGCGCTTGAACTTCTCGACGTCGCGCCGGTTCGTCAGTGTGATGACGTTGCCGGCCGCGCTCGAGCGGCGGCCGCGCATACCCGAGCGATCGCGCTGCAGGTTGAACGCGATCTCCGCGCCGAGCTCGTCGAGGATGCCGTCCTGCGAACGGGTGACGAGATCGTAGAAGCTCGCCTTGCCGCCCTTCGCGCGCATCATCGATGGGCCGTCGAGCACGAGGTCGCCGTACTTCGTGTACGGAACCGCAGCGGGCTGGACACCCTTCAGCGTTTCAGCGACGTCCTGTGCCGTCGTGAAGTCGTCGGCGATGCCCTGCGGGTTGCCCGTGGTGATCGAGTAGTTGAAGTCGATACCGTCGAGCCCGCCCTCCTTGGGGATTTGGTCGAGTGTGAGGTGGTCACGCAGCGCGATTTCGGTCGCCTGGCGATCCGAATAGCGGTGCTTGTAAATGTACGGAACAGAAGTCGTTGAACCTGCGACGGCAGTCATGGCCGTGTCCTCCGAGAGCCGCCTCCGAGGATTCGGAGTGGCGCCAGATCAGCGTTTTCGCCGTCGGTCGCTTCGGCAGGACAGGTTTGGTCGTCGTCGCAAACAGCGCGCCTTCACAGCGCGCGAAACGTTTAGTCGTGCTCGGGGTCGAGCTCGCCGCGGTCGATCTTGCGCAGCCGATCGATCATCTCTTCGCGGCTGGGGATCAGCGAACCGTTCGAGCCGTTCTGCTTCTTCGGAGCAGTCTCGGTCGTCGCGCCCTTCTTCGTCTTGTCGACGACCGCGATCGCGGGCTTCTTCTTGCCCTTGTCGGTCGTTGTCTCGGTCGGTGCTTCGGCGAGCTTCGCAGCGAGCTCGCGATCGCGCGCGAGGATGGTCTCGTACTTGCGCGTGACCTTCTTCGGGTCAGCGAATTCGCCGGCCTTCTTCGACAGGCGATAGGCGACGCGCTCGAGCGCGCGCTTCGTGCTCTTCGGCTCGAGCTCGAGGCGCTTCTTGACGAGCGGCGTGTCGTCACCCACAGCCTTTGTGACGCGGCCGAGGTACTTCTCGACCACCTGGTTCTGCTGCGCCTCGGTCTTTTGGCTCGTAAGGTCGCCCTCGAGCTTCGCGAGCCGCGCCTCGAGCGCGTCGTTCTTCTCGCGGAGCTCGCGGTTCGCCTGCATGCGTGCGACAGCCTCGCGGTTCTTCGGGTCTGCGGCGCCGGTCTTCGACAGGCCCCAGAGGATCTTGGAGACGTCCTCGAAGTCGTCCTCGGTATAGCCGAGCGCCTTGAGCTGCTTCTCGATCGCGCCGGTCTTGCGGCCCTTCAGCTTCTCGAAGGCCTCGTACTCCTCGAGCTTCGGCTTCCACTCGGCGACGAACGCGTCGCGCTCCTGCGCGAACTGCTTCTCGCGAGCGGTCGCCTGATCGCGAACCTTCTTTTCGTACTTCTGGACCTTCGCGAGACGCTTCGCGAGCTCGGGGTCGTCAGCGCCCTCCGGCTCCTTGTCCTCGTCGTCGCCCTCGAGGTCCTCGTCTTCGTCGTCGGCGTCGAGATCGTCCTCGTCGACGACTTCGTCAGCGTCGTCAGCGTCGTCAGCGTCGTCGAGGTCCTCGTCGTCATCGTCGCGATCGCCGGCGTCGACTTCGTCGTCCTCGTCTGACTCGACAGCCGCCTTCTTCTTGCCATCTTTCTTCGGCGCCGGGGCTTCGGCTTCGTCGTCGTCGTTCCATGCGCCCGAGAGGAACGCTTCGCGATCGCGAGCGTCTTGCTCCGCGCGCGTCAACAGCTTCGGCTTCTCGGCCGCGCCGTTCGTTGCCTCTGGCGCTGCTGCTGCTTCGACGTGCTCGTCAGCCATGCACGTCAAGATCTAACAGACGTGGCATCGGCGCGGATAGGCGATTCAGGTCGCCCGGGATCTCATCACGACGCGCGGAGCTGCATCGCCTGCGGTGCGAACGCTGCAACCGGCGGCGCAGCCGGCATTTCTGTCGGCATCGGTGGCATCGCTTCGGCGCCGGGCATCGGTGGCGCCATGTTCTGATTCGCCGGGGCCTTCGTCGACTCGATGTAGGCCGCCTGCACGACGAACGTGCGCAGTGTCTCGAGGATCTCCTCGGGTGCGCCGTCGACGGACCACTTCAAGTACTCCTGCTGGCCCCGCCACACGCACATCTTCAGGTTCATGAACGGCTCGGGCATGATCACGCGGCCGTCCGCGATCTCGTCGAGGCAGTACTCGACGCTCTCGAGCGCGGCCGTGTAGAGCGAGAGCTCGCTCTCGAGGTCGGGGTGGCCGATCAGCCGGCGCGCGCTTTCCTGCGAGATGATGCCCGCCTGCGCGAACTCGATCACCATCTGCATGCGGCCGGCCGGCGTGCGGTTCAGGTTCGAAGCCGGCTGCAGCTGCACCTTCACGTCGCCCATGTCGACGTCGGCCCACTTGATCACGCGCGAGCCAAAGCGGCTGTGGCGCGTCATCTTCGGCGCCTTCGCGCCGAGCTTCTTGCAGACCCAGAGCACCAGCCACACCGTGTCGATCACGAGCTGCTCGAACATCGCCTCCTGCAGCGCGTGTCGTGTGCTCGTCTGGTCCTTGTACTCGCGCATCGCAATGCCGGAGTCGATGCCGGGCGGCTTCGCACCGTGCGTCGCCATGCTCGTCTGACCGAACTCGAACTGCGCTGACTGGCGAAGGTCGACGCGGCTGTTGTACGTCTCCGCCGACACCGCGGTCGGCGTGACCGTGTGCGGGTAGTCGCCCTTCACGACGGCGACAGCGCCGACGCGGCTCGACTTGACCTGGAGGTTCGCATCGGCCGGGCGCACGTACGTCGTCGGCAGCGCGCCGTACTCGAGCTGGCGCTCGATCTGCCAGTTGCGCTTGTTCAGCGCGCGCTGGATCCCGGCGATGCGCTCGGCGCCGCCAATGCCGTACCAGCTCGTCGTGCGCTCGGTCCAGACGCCTACCGCGTACGGGAAGAGCTCGTCCTCCCACTTCTCGTCGAACAGGTCCTGCCCGTTGATCACGATCGTGTGACGTCCGGGCCGATAGCCCTTCTCGCCCTTCTCGCCGACCGGCAGCCGAAAGCTCTCGAGATAGGTGACGTCGTTGCCGCCGGCGATCAGCGCGCGTGCGGACGCTCGCCAACCGTGGCGCCAACCCTGCTGACGCGCGCGCTCGATCTCGAGCTCGTACTTCGGGAACCGCGCCATCAGTTCGTCGGCGTCGCACGTGACCCACTCGTGCATCTGCTTCGGCGTGCGGCCGTCGCGGCACTCGTTAGGGTCGACGATGATGTTGTCGACCAGGACGTGCTCGACGATCGGCTTGCCGAACCGCCACGTCGTCTTCGTGAGCCCGTTGCCCTTCTTCGAGCTCTCCTTGAACGCCGAGCGACACTTCGGCATCACGCCGAGCTTGATCTTCTGCTCCTCAGCGTACCACTCGAGGTGCCGAGCTCGGCGCTGCGTCTTCCAGTCCGCGCCGTCCGTCATCACGCGCGCCCGCACATCGGTCGTCGAGATCGCTGCTGCAATCGAGTCGACGTTCGAGGCGATCGTGTTCTCACTGACGTTGGCCGTCGCGTCTTCGCTGTCGTGTGCGATCGGCGTGTTCGGATCGTAGAGGACCTCGAGCTTGACGAAGCGATCGAACAGCTCGCCCTGCGCCTCCTCCATCTTCCGCACCGCCACCGAGACGTGCGTGTGCACCTGGCCCTTCGAGGCCTTCCACCACAGCATGGAGTCGACGACGTCGGCCATCAGCGTTCTCGTTTCTGGTTACCCGGGACGCGGGTGCGGCCGAACGTGTCCGGGTCGTGGAATGGATCGCTCGGCTCGGCCTGGTCGTCGCCGGCGTTGGCGGCCGCCGGCGGCGCCTCGGGCTCGAGCGGTTCGAGCTCGAAGCTGATCGCGTTCTCGAGGCTGACCTTCCTATACCCGGCCTTGCGAAGCTTCGGCGCACGGTCGATCAGCAAGTCGAGCAGCTCCGCGGCGGACGCCTTCGTCATCTCAGTAGTCCTCACTGTCCCCGAAGGTCGGGTCGGTGAGCAAGCCAGCATATTCGTCGCGCCCAACAGGAGAGATCTCGCCAGCGGCCACCATCGCCTGCAGCACCGTGTCGGCGGGCGCGGTCGAATCCTGCGCCACCACACCGGATTCGAACAACATCTGGTTTTCCTTTCGCCCGTACACGAGCGTGTCGGTCGAGTGGTTCGCCTGCGCTTTGTTCTCGATCAACCGGCCGTGCGAGTCCTCCGCCCATTGCAGCTGCTGCAGCTGCTGCTCGAGCGGCGAGTCCTTGATGATGAAGATGCGGCCGTCGACGAAGTCGCCGTTCGTCAGCTCGATCGCGCCGACCTTCGACATCGGATTGCGGTCGGCCTTCTTGAACCGCACGCCATAGACGTTCGCGAGCTCGTCGATGGTGGTCTGGTCGGAGTCAAACACCGCACCGTCGGGCCAGCCGATCGTGCCGTAGATCGATTCCTTCTCCGGGCTCGACGCGTTGAGCTCGGCCCCGATCAGCATCTGGGCCCACTGCTTGATGTACATCTTCGTCCGCTCGAAGTAGAGGACGTGCCAGATCCGGCGTTCGATATCGCGCGGCGAGAACGCAAACACGTTGAGCGCGAACGGATCCGTCGAGCCCTTGTCGCCGGCGACCACGAAGCGCCAGTCGCCGAACTCTGGGTGCAGCTCGCGCAGCTTCTCGAGCGCGATCCTCAGCCCCTGCAGGCCCTCGAGCTTCAGCTCGCCGAACGGGTCCCACTGGTTCCACGGCCTGCCGTCCTCGAGGTGCGGGCGGTACTGGAACACCATGCCCGTCGCGTCGGCCGCCCAGATCGCTTTGTACTCGCGCAGCCAGATGGGGTTCTTGTCGCTCCACCGGTTGCGCTTCTTGACGCGCAGCGCTTCCTGCCAGTTGTTCCAGAGCGCTTCGTAGAGGACCTTCGCGTTCGGCAGCTTGACGACGTCTTCGTTCGTCCAGTGAAACGAAACGTAGCCGTCCCAGCCCGGGTGCTTGTCGAGCTCGGCGTACGGCACGTGCAGCGGGATCGGGTTGCCCTCTTCGTCGGGCTCCTGTGCGAACGCTTTCGGCCGCGTGAAGTTGTAGAACGGCCCGGCGAGGATGTGACCCGGCGTGCCGGCGAGCACCATCGTGCCGTTGCGCTCGCCGAGGCGCGGACCGATCGAACGATCGAGGAGGTTCTCGAGCAGCTTCGCCTTGTAGAGCGAGGCCTCGTCGCAGTGCACCTCGTCGAACGGCTGACCGCGCAGCTTGTCGACCTCGCCCTGGTCGTCGAGGCCGACGAGCTTGTACGTGGCGCCGGTGCGTTTGCACGTGCACAGCAGCCGCGTGTCGTTAAACGTGAACTCGTCGAAGATGCCGTAGAACTCGAGCGAGTTCTTCAGCGGCTCCCACATGAGCTCGCGCGCCATCTCGCGCGTGGGCGCGATGTAGAGCAGCTTCGCGCGGCGGATCGACGTGAGCTTGATGATCGCGCGCGCGCGCATTGTGGTCGTCTTGCCGCCGCCGCGGCCGACCAGGAGCGAGATGAAGCGCAGGATGCAGAGGACCGCCCAGCGCTGGAACGGGTGACAGTCCGCGACGACGCGCTCGCGGATGTCGTTTGCCCATTCCTCGTCAGGTGAGAGGACGCGCTTAGCCGCCTTCTTCCGCGAGTGCGGCTTCGCCGGCTTGCGCGCCTTGCGGCTCATTTACTCCAGCGGCTCGAACATCGCCCACTCGCGCGGGATGTAGAACGTCCTCGTCTTCACGTTCGGATCCCGCGATCGCCGCACCACGCGATACAGCAGCACCTTCGGCAGGAACGTGATGTCGGTGTCTTCCCTCGCGCGGAGGATCCCGATGCCGCCGTTCGACTCGGGGAGCGGCAGGTCGCGGCCGTCCTTCACGCAGAAGCGCAGCTCGAGGACGGGAACGCCCTCCGCGCCGGCGAGCTCGGTGACGAGCGGGTGCGTCGCCTTGGCGACGGGCTTGGTGTTCTTGTCCTTCATCGTTTCCATCGGTCACTCCTTGGCTCTGGTTCAACGTACCCGACGATGCGGGCGTACTCTGGAACATGTTTCGCGAAAGGGATCGCGCGCTGCAGCTTCGGAATCACCGACGTCCAGCACGTGTAGCGAAACGCCGAGGCCGGATCGATGCCCATCGCGGCGAAGAGGCCGCGCGCATAGCCGGCGCGGCGGTACGCCTCCTTCACGCTCGTGAAGTAGACGATCTGCGGCGAGCTCGCCGGCGACGCGGTGATGAAGCCGTAGAGGAACGAGGGTTGAGTGTTCTCGTACGCGACGATCGTCTGAACGTCTGGCCGCGCGAGCACCTCCTGAATCTCGGGGTGCATGATCCTTGCCCAGCGCTTGTCCGCAATCATGCCGGCCGAACGCGAGCTCTTGAATCCGCGCGACCACATCGAAACGACGAAGGGCGCGTCCTCGAGCTCGGCCGGTCGGTAGGCGATGGTCAACGAGCGGTCTCCCAAGCACTGATCGTCGCGATGCTGCCCTTCACGGTCAGCGTGCCGTCGACCTCGAACCAAGCGCTCGGCCTGCCGTCCTCGTCGTCGGCCGTCGCCTTCGGCCGATAGACGCTCTTGATCTGGCAGTCGTCGAAGCGGACCTCGGTGACCGCGAGCTCCCACGCGTCGGTCGCGACGCACCACACGAGCGGCGCCGCGCCGTGCCGGTTGAAGTGCACACGCATCCTGCCGACGAACGTCATGCTAGTCGCCTCCGATCGGGCGCTCGTGCACCTCGCGCGCGAACGCCATCACGTCTTCCTTGCGCTTCTCTTCCCAGATCTTCGCGCGGTCCTCCCACCAGTCGTAGAGCGGCTGACCCTCGCCGACCGCCGTGGTGTCGGTCCACGTCTTGCGCTCGGGCTTCTGCGACTTGCCCTTGATGGCCTCGACGCGACGTACCGTCGTGAGCGGTGCGGAGATGCGCCACTCGCACGGCTTGCTGCAGAGAACCTCCTCGCCATCGCTATTGCGCACCGCGATCGGGATCGGGCACTGGATGACGTCCGGCGCGTCGCCGGCGTCGTTGCGTTCGACGTCGAGCTCGAAGCGGCCGTGTTCTTCGCACTCGTACTCGGCCGCGATCGTCTTCGTGCGGCCCTCGCTGCGGTACTTGCGGATAAAGGTCATGCGGGTAGTCCGATCTCGCGCCTCGAGGCGCGGCAGTACTCGGAGCCAGGCTCGTAGAGCCGGCAAATCGTCGGCCGCCGGTCGTAGATCGCGCACGACACGCGCTCGCCCGGCTTGCCGTTGAGAAAGCCGCACGTGCCGTCTGCACGCAGCGGCGTCGCAAGCATCTCTTCGCCGTCGCGCTTCACCGGCACGAGCCGGCTGCGCGAACGCTTCGACATTCGCGCGACGTCCTCGGCCGTGCAGTTCACCCACGTGCCGACGACCGGAAGACCGAGCGCGGCCCGCGTCGAGTCCGCGATCGGGCGCGTCTGGCAGCACGCGCCGCACGGCTGGCAGTGCTCGCCGGTGATGATCACGATGGCCGCTCCGTAATCTCGAAGATGTGCACGACCAGGCCGCCGCCGCTGAGTCCGGTCGCTACCCAGGTCGCCTCCTCGTGATCATCGGGATCGCACCACTCGCCGTGGTTGATCACGACGTACTTGTGCTTGCGGATCGGCGCGCCCTGCCGACCCTCCACGAAGAGGACCGGCACTTCTTCGAAGTTCGGCTCTCCTTGCGTCATCACGAGCTTCGGTTTCCGCTCGAAGGCGACGTGTCGAATGGTTCCGGGGTCGCGGATGCCGATTTCGAAGCTGCCGATGACGACGGGGATTGCTACGACGGTGACCTTCACGATGCGGCTCCTTGTTTTTCGTGCGCGTAGTACGTGCGGAGCAGAACGTGCTGATACGGACTGTCGCTCACGTGCTGCATGACGATTCGGGCGTCGTCCTTGACGATGTGGACCGGCGCATCGAGGAACCAGACGCGGCCGCGGCCATGGCGCTCCGCGATCAGCGCGATGTGCGCCCGAATGCCGGCGATCACTTCGGGGCCGGTCGCGGCCGTATACAACGGATGACGCTCGAGCTCGATCCGTTCGTCGTTCGGTCCCCGCACGAGGATAGTTCCGGTGAACGCGCTGTCTTTTTGAGGCTCGAGCCCGTGCCTTTCGAGAGCGGCGGCTACTTCGCTTTCGATCTCGTGCGCAAAGGGCGCATCCGGGACGACGTCGACGAGCCACCTGGTGGTGATTCCAAGGTCGGTGAATCTATCTACTGGTCCCTTCATGCGAGTCCGCTCCTCTTGCTGCCGATCAGCTGCAGCTCGCGCTCGAAGCGCAGCTGATCAGTCTTGTCCAAACGTCGAAACCACGTGAGCACGAGCTCGAACGTGATCTCGTCGAGCCGCCGAGCGCGCGCGGCCTCCGCTTTGCGCACCGAATCGGCGATCGATCCGGCCTTCTGGGCGAGGTAGGAGATGCGAGCGGCCTTGTCGTACTTGCTCTTGCCCGCCTTGCCCGCCTTGATCTTCTCGATCTCCTCGCGGATCGCCTCGATTCCGATGTGCAGAACACCGATCGCAGCGTCGAGGACGGTCTCCGCAGTCGGTTCCACCCTTTTATTTGCAGTTTTGGCCATGAAATCTCACGATCGCCGCAGCGCGCCCGTAATGGGTGGGGCCGTCGCGGGTGTATCCCCCGGCAGGTCGAGCTGCGCACTTGGCTCAGACTTTGCCGTCGAGCCGAGGTGCTGCTTGCGATTGTGCGAACGTATGCGATGACAGTTCGCACACACGACATCGCACTTCGCGATCTCATCCGCGATGACGTTCCATGACTTGTTGACGAGGTCAGAGACCTGAGCTCGCTTGGCGTTCGCTTCCCGATGGTCGAAGTCCATAGCGCACGCCGGGAACTTGTCGCCGCAGTCAGCGCACGGAGTTGCCTCCTTGATCGCTGTGATTGCTGCCATGTTCTCGAGCCGTCGTCGCTTGTGCTGACGAGCTCGCGACCGGCGTTCGCTCGGACTCTTCACTTGAGCGGCTCGCACTTCTCGAGCGCGTCCTCGTAGAACGTGCCGAACTTCGGTCCATCCCATGAGAACTCGCGGTCGAAACCAGCCTCTGAGCGAGCAAGTCCCGTTGGGCGCTTCTCGAACCACACGCACTCGACAGCGGTCGACAGCTTCTGGCCGTCGCTCTTCGTGTACGTCTCAACGCTCTGGACCGTCATCGGCCAGCCGCCGGTCTTCAGGCGCACGACGTCGCCCGGCTTCCACTTGAGCTCGACGTCGCTCATGACGCGGCCTCGACGACCGCGGTGATCTCGTCATCGCGGACGATCAAGTACTTCTCGCCGGCGAGCGTCACTTCGTGGCCCGCGTACTCGTTCGCCAGCAGCACAACGTCGCCGGGCTTCGCGCTGACCTCGAGCCGCACGCCCTTGTCGTTCATGCGACCGGGCCCGACCGCGAGGACCTCGCCGCGCAGGTTCTTCGACTGCGCGTCGTCGGCGATGATGATGCCGCCCGGCGTGACCTGCTCGGGATCGCGCCGCTTGATGATGACGTTGTTGTGCAGAGGCCTCAGCTTTTCCTTCATCTCGTTTCTCCTAGTGCTTGTCGGTTACAGGTTCGGCACACACGCCCGCCCTCGGGCGTGATCGTTCCGTGCAGGCTCAAGTCGTGCCCCAGGGGGCACCTCAGGCGCTTCCATCGGTAGTGCGGGCTCTTGCGACGCTCGTTCTCGGACCGCGTCACCGGCTCGGCGTGGTGCGGCGCGACGCAGTGCGAGCGCCTGCACATGTGGTCGAGCTCGCGCGGCACGTCGTGCTCGTCGACGCCAACCGGCTCGACCTCGGCTTCGTACACGAGGCGCTGGGCCTGAGCCGGCTTGCCGCCGCGCCACTGCAGCGCTCGGCCGTCGCGCTTGTCTCGAGCTCCGGTCCATAGCGCACAGCCGAAGGTGCGGTCGATCTCGATCGGCCACCGCGCCTCGAGCTCGGTGAGTAGGACGACGGCGGTCACTTCGGCGTCCTTCCGAGGAGCCGAAGCCCGGGATGTTTGAGCGGTCGCCGCATGTCGCGCTCGTCGGAAATGCGGGTCCGAGGACCGCGCGCGTTCTTGTAGTCGCGCCACCACCGGTCGAACGCGAAGCGCACCATGCGCCAGAACTGATCATCGCGCTCGCTTGGATCGAAGAGCGCCCGAGCCGCGCCCGAGAACGCATCCCAGGCGCGAGTTCTCGACATGCCGGGGTATGGCACCGGCGGCCATTGCCATGGCTCCTTGCTCATGACGCTAGCCTCCGTTTGCGCGCGCCCTGCTGTCGGATGTTCACGAGCTCGAGGCGACCGCGGCGCAGGCGCCACGCGATCGCGTAGACGATGCCGCGCAGCTCGACGCCGGCGGGCAGCGGTGGCGAGACGACGAGCCCGTGCTCGCCTTGGTAGACCTGGTGCGCGATCACGTGCGGTCCTTCTGGATCTGTGCGAGCGCCTCGCCGAGCAGGCGCCTCGCGATCGACGCGTGGATGCGCGCACGCTTCACGTCGTGCGCCGCGATCGCGAGCTCGACCTCGTCGATCGCGAGCTTGATGCTTTGCTGCACGGCGTCCGCACGCGAAAGCCGGCCACCTCGAGCCCCGCGAAACCGCTCGTGCGTGTCGCGTTCGCGCTTCACGCGTCGTCCTCCACGAGCGAGGCATCGTTCGTGTACGTCACGATGATCGCCGGGTCGTACTCGCGCACGACGATGAATGCTCCCTCCTGGCCTGGCGCCGCATACATCTTCGTCACGAGCAACGAAACGATCCGCGAGTCGTCATCGAACGCGAGGCCCGTCATCGAATCGAGCGTCGCGCGTGTGATCTTGTCGATGTCGGGCTTCGACGTTGGCGCGATTGGTGCGGAGGGCGAGAGCCGCCCGGCGTTCTTGCCCTTACCGTAGTGCCCACCGGGCCGCTGCATGCGGAAGTGCAGCTCGACGTGCAGCGGCTTGAGCACGAACACCGCCGTGTCGCGCGGGCCGAGCTTGATGGACGCGGCCGCGCGCACGCACACGTCCCAGGTCTTCAGCTTGGCCTCGTTGACCTTGCTGCCGCCCGGAATGATCATTGCGCGGCCGGTCCACTTGTTCATCACCGCGCGCGAGCTGCCCTTCGGCGCCGGCGTTCCCAGAACGTTGAACGAGATCATCGCGGCTTCCTCCATCCCTTGGGATCGGGCGTGCGCCGATCCCACTCGGGGCGCTCGTGCTCGCGGCGCGGGATCTCGACGCACGAGCCGTCGTGATCGCGATGCAACATGCACCACGTGCGCTTCGTGCACGGAAGTACACGCAGCGCCGTGTCGGCGCCATCGTCGCGCCCGACCAGGTCGACTACCTCGATCACCAACTACTCCGACTTCGCCGGCTTCTTCTCGGTGACGCGCTTGACCTTGGCCTTCGCCTCGCCGAGCGTCGCCTTGTACGTCTTGCCGTCCGTACCTTCGTACGGGTACTCGGTCAGCCCGTGCTTCTTGAGCATCGCCGTCAGGAAGTCCTGCGCAGCGCTCTCGTCTTCCTGCAGCTCCATGCGAGCGTCGCGCGCTTCGCGATACGCCTCACCCGCCTTGTCGAGCTCGGGGATCGCGTCGATGCGACCGGTGCCCTCGATCTTGAGCTGCTCGGGCTTCTGCTTCTTCGGTTTGGTCTTCGAACCCTTCTTCGTCATCTCGGTATCGCCTCTCTTTGTCGGCTACGCCTTCGGTTGTTTGATCCAGAGCGTTCCCATCTTGAGAAACGCGCGCCGATCGCACGCGGCCCAGAACGCCTTGTCCATGAGGAGTGATTGCGGCCTGTCGTTCTTGCTCGGCACAACGCCCGGCGGTGGCTTGAAGTCGAGCCGATCGTCGAAGTCGAGCCGGATGTGCAGATGCACGATCAACAGCCGCCACCATTCAGGACTGTGGTCAGCATTGACCATGAAGCCCGCGCCCGTGATCGTCCGCGTCGCGCGAGGCTTCGACTTCTCCTCGTGGAGCTTCTCGGCGAACGGCAGCAACCCCGAGAACGGGCCGTTCACGTACGTCAACCGGATCCACGGGAGCTTTAGCCCGTCCTCCCCGGTCTCGAGCGAGTACATGTTCTCCGCGATCACGAGGCTGTGTGGGTTGCTGCATGGGTCGGTGCCGAGCTTCTTCGGCAGCGCCTTCACGATCGGTTCCGGCGTGCAGTAGGCATCGCGATTCGGTTCGTCGCCCTCGTCATTCTTGCGAGGCCGCTTGTCGAGTCCGGCGTCCTGCAGGGTCGGGAGTTTTCCCGGCTTGTCTGGGAAATGCTCCTGCACGTAACCTGCGTACTTCATCGCGACGAGGGCCGTGTCTTGATCAATCCCGGCTTCCACGAGGAACTCGCCCCAGCCCTTCGCGTTCGGCCCGCGTGCCGGCCACATCCTGCGCGCGGCGATCAGGTGCGTGCCGAGCTCTAGCCTGCGCGCGGCGACGAGATCGCGGTACTTGATTTCCTCGCCCTCCGCGTACTGCATCGTGCGATATGCCGTCCGCACTTGCTTCAGCAAGCGGGCGCGATCGAGGTCGACGATTGGGGACGCTATTCGGACGACCGTCTTCATCATCACCAGATCTCCGTGGTGGGCCCGTTCCACGACGCGAACACGCGTCCCTCGGGCCCGTTGTTGTTCTTCACGACGAGGACCTGCGCGGTCGACTCGAACTGCTCGGCCGTCGGTGTGCTCGGGCAATACGCGTCGCGCGCGCACGTCCGTTGGCAGGTGCACTCGTAGTCGACGTCGCGCTTCGGGTCGTCGTAGTAGTACGAGCCGCGGTACGGCGCGACGATCAGCCGCGCGACCTGCTCGAGCGCGCCCGATCCACGCAGGTCCGACTTCTGCGGCCGCTTGTCGGGACGCTTCTCGACGTCGCGGTTGAGCTGTGACACGAGCAGCCATGCGATGTCGTCGCCCGGCGCGGCCTGGCCAAAGACGTTGATGATCTCTTCGAGAGCTTCGTTCTCGCTCGCACCTTCGCGCCGCTTCAGGATCTGCAGGTAGTCGACGACCACCAAGCGCGTCTTCAGCTTGCGTCGGTGCTTGCGAACCGACCGCACGATATCGACAGCGCTCAGCCCGCCGCGATCGTCGAGTCGCCATAAGTGCGAGCGCTGCCCGTACCACATCATCGCGTGCGAGATACGCGAGGACTCCGCCGGTGATAGGTCGCCGGTCTTTAGCTTCTCGATCGCGACCTTCGCCTTGCGCGCGATCAGCCGGTCGGCGTACATGCGCTCGCCGCCCTCGGACGAGTACACGTCGACGCCGAACCCCGCCGCGACGGTGGCCTCGGTCGCCGCGAGCGCGAGCGCGCTCTTACCCATCCCCGGGCGGCCCGCGATCATCGCGACGTCGCCGAATGGGTAACCGCCGATTTTCCGGTCGAGCGCCTTCACGCCGGTCGGCGCACCGAGCCACACGACTTCGCCGCGTGCCTTGGCCGCCCACTGCTCCTCGAGCTCGCGCACGCGCCGCTTGATCACTTCGCCGATCGGGCCAGCGGTCTCGACGCGGCGATTCTCGATCTTCGACAACGATGCGAACGCCATGCTCACGAGCTCGTCCGGATCGGCGTCCTCTTCGTAGGTCTGCTCGCACAGCTCGCTCGTCGTCAGCGTGAGCTGGCGCATCTGCGATGCCTTGCGCACGAGGTCTGCGTACGCGAGCACGTTGTCGACCGTGGGCACGCGGAGCGCGAGCTCGCCCAGGAAAGCGATGCCACCGACCGCGCCGAGCTTGCCCTTCTTGCCGATCTCGGCCTCGAGCGTGACGACGTCGATCGGTTGCTGCGCGACCTCGAGGTTACGCATCGCCTCGAACACGACCTTGTGTTGGTGGTGGTAGAAGTCGTCGATCTCGAGCGTGTCGAGCTCGGCCAGGACCTCGTTGCGCAGGATGACGCCACCGAGGATCGATGCCTCCGCGTCGAGGTGGTGTCGGAGTACGCGCCTGGCCATGACTAGAACGTCCTCATCTTGCGGATCGGTTGTTCGGGCGCGGATTCCTTCGCCGATCGCCGCGGCTGCGCGGCCTGCGCGGGCGAGAGATCCTTCGCGATCGCGAAGCTCTTCGCGTCCCACATGCGCGCGGGGATGAACCAGCGCAGCGTCTTGTCACGCCGCGCCTCTGCGGCCGCAACGTCAACCCTGTTCTTGATCACCTCGCCCGCGGCCCTGAAGTCAGCGGCGTCGTCCTCGGTGAGCTCGTTGATCCGACTCAGAAGCAACTGCGACTCGATGCTCGATGCCGGCGGCATGGCCGCCCAGCTGCGCGCGTGCGAATCGATCCCCTCCGCCCTCAGCTCGTGATGCTTGAGACAGGCGTAGTTCCATGCGTCACCGAATAGCTTGCGCCTGCGGTCGTCGCGCGACCGAGCTGGGATCGACGACAGCTTCGTCGCGACCTCGCGTTCTGCTTGAACGATCTCTCCGAGATCCGGAAGCTCCGGAATAGGAAGATCAGAAGAAGATCCCAGATCCGGAGAGTGATCAGAAGCTGGAGGCAGCTGGACGTCAGGTGGTCGTTCGTTGACGAACCGACCGGAGGAGTCACGCAGCGCGGTCTCGGCGCGCACGCGGCCTCCTTCTTCACGGGCGCGTTGCTCGGCAAGGGCGCCCGCCCAGTCGCATTCGTCGCACCCGCGGACACGAACAACACCTGCATCGAGAGTCGGGTCGCGACGCGAGTCGTCGCCGAGGCCGCTCTCGACCAGGTGTTCTTCTCCACGAGGACCGAGGCACGCGCGAATCTCGCGCACGTCGGGTTTGTCTGTTTGAAGTTCCGCGCACAGCGACCACAGCCGCGACATCTTGCCGAGCGCTTCGTCATCACCGCCCGCATAGCCGGCGAGCTCGGCGAGGCGCACGAGCCGCCTGTCGCCGAACGCCTTCGCGCGAACGGTGACCGTCGCCGACATCAGGCTTCCCCGCCGTAGTCGAACAATCGCTCGACGTCGTAGAGGTCCTCGTTCAGCTCGGTGTCGCGAGACTCGGCTAGCTCGCTTAGTCCCTGCTCGATGCGGAGCACATCGATGCGTTGCCTTTGACACGCTTCGCAGCGATGCGCATGCGGCGGGTTCGCGTCGTACTGAACGCCATCGTCGACCTCGTCGGTGAGAGACCAGCGTCCGTTGCACAGCGTGACGAACGAACCGCCGGCCTCGCGACCGGCGTGAAACATCTTGTCGCCGCTGGCGGCATGTCGACGCCACACGTTCATAGCCGGCAGTCGAGCTCCGCGAGGATTTCGCGCTTGAGTGCGCCCATCTTCTTGTCGGCGTGCTGCACATCGCCGAACAGCGCGACGAGCCACAGGCGCTCGCCCTTCCATTCGCCGACGTGCATCGTCGCGTGTAGTGCGTGCTCGCTTGCAACGCGCAACGGACCTCCGACCTCGTGCACGACACCAGGCTCTGCGGGCTTGATGGTCACTTTCCCGTCGTAGTTCGACGGCAGGCCCTTCTCGTTGGAGCGCCAGAACGCGACGACGCTCGCACCACGCGCGTACGCTTCTTTCGTCTTCGGGTGCGAGCGCGCGATGGCGAGCCAGTAGCCGGAGCCGGAGCCGGAGCCGGAGCCGTAGCCGTCGCCGTAGCCGTCGCCGTAGCCGGAGCCGGAGCCGTAGCCGGAGCCGTAGCCGTCGCCGTAGCCGGAGCCGGAGCCGTAGCCGGAGCCGGAGCCGGAGCCGTAGCCGTAGCCGTAGCCGTAGCCGTAGCCGGAGCCGTAGCCG